AAATTAGTGGTGCACAAAATGCAACCATCAACTTGGCAGTGTATCCAGTTGCTGCTTACACAACCTCAACTTTGGTTGCTGCTGCTCAAACAGCCAATGCAAGTGGTGGTGTAAACATTGGTATTCCAACTGCTAACGTAAGCGCAACTGCAAGCTTCATCACTCAAGGTACATTCTACGTTTAATTGAGTTGATAGCACGACTTTCGTCGTTGATCAACCCCAGATTAAAAACCTGGGGTTTTTCTTTGGCATTAAATATACACTCGATGCTACACACTAATCAATGAGATTCTCCTGCACCACTTTGTTTGATATCACTGCCACCGGCGTCACTGGACACTTTAAATCGTCGCGAATACCTTTTGAAGATCGTGCTGGCAATACCATACTGGATGTTGCAGATTGGAATAGATCCAGGAACCAACAACGCAACTGGGAAACAGTAAATCAAATTATTGGCATGCGAACACAGGTCGATTCGACCATGCCGCAACGCCAAGGTTCCAGTTGGAGTTTTGAATTTGAAACAGAAACTCCTGGAGCATATGGCACTGATACTGATCCTGTGGCAGTATTGTACAGCGATGCAGCGGGTGTTCCCATGCTGACTGATCTGGATAACCGTCAAGACTTGGCATCAGTACTGGTAACGTCTGGACCCGAACAAAACATCTGGTTCAGTCCAATCACGGTAAATAAGTGAACTAGGAAAAAGCCATGAGTGGAACCACAGAAATTGAAAAAAAGAGCCTGGAAGCACATGTTGAATTGTGTGCCGAAAGATACAATGCCTTGGAAGACCGCATAGACAATGTGGATAGCAAAATCTCCAGTCTGGCTACCGTGGTCCGCGAAGTGCATGACATGATACAACACATGGGCAACAAGCAAACAGATCGGTTGATTGCCTGGGGAATTGGTATTATTGGTTCATTAGTGGCCACTATTGCCTGGTTGGTAGCACACTACGTTATTAAATGAATACAGAACAAGAATTTGACCGGATTTTCCGACAGGAATTCCGAGGCCTGATGGACCAGATGATTTTCCAAAATGACAATGGTGAATACGAAGCATTTGGCCGTTACGTTATACAACCAGGACCCACAGGATACAGGGTATCTTGCGCCGCAACTGATGTGGGTGTGTTTACCAATACTCGTCATGCACTAAGTTGGTGTATAGCCGACAAAAATCAATCATACGCATTGGCACGAGATCTATTCAATCTAGATCAAAAATTAGGATATATCACCGACGACATAGCCGTAAGAGCCGCTATTGGCGACCGTAGCACCCGACCGCAGTTCCGTGAAGATATCGAAATCAAGCTGGAAGGTAAGATAATACTGAAAAAACAACTTGAACTGGCGTTGGCCAAATGTGTCAATCAGGCTAAATATTATCAACAACGAGGATTAGACAATGAAACTGCAAGAACTGGCCGCAAGCCCAACAAAACAAGCCGCTAAGGTATTTGAAAGTTATTTTGGTGGTCGTATACGCCTGAATACCATCAGTCGTCGACAAACTCGCGATTTGCTTGGCCGTGTACGTGGCCTAGTAAAAGAGCATCGCAAGACTCCAGAATTTCATCAGAGTGAAAAGAATCCCACCTATTTAAAATTGATCATGCTTGAGCAAGTGTTGACCAAGAAGATGCACGAAGAGATTGCTGGTGGAGCCACAGTGCCCATGGGTCAGCCCACTAACGGAACTCCTAGCACTACCCCTACTACCAATCCTGCACAAGCCGAACAGGCACGCAAAAAAGCATTGACTGATCAAATTGCAGCCACTACCAAACAGATAGAAGAATTAAACAAGCGTAAAACTCAGTTGTCACAGGCCATGAACAATCCTGCAGCCATGGCGGCCATGGAAAATCGCAAGCACAATCGTTTATATCGTCGCCTACAAGAAAGTGAAATTCAGCAGGCACAGGTAGTATTGGCCGCCCAGGACATGGTTGACCGTGTGCAAAAGATGTTGGAAGATGTGACTAGCATGCAGTTCAAAGATTTACCTGCATTAGCTGATCAAGTCAAAAATGAAGTTGGTGTTGAACAGTCTGCACAATTCAACGCTGATGCCACTGCCGCATTGGGTGGGCTGGTACAAAATTTACAGGCCAGCAAACAACAACTAGAACAGGCTCTTGGTGTAGTAACTGGCCAAGGCAGTGGTGCCCCTCCAGCCATGGATGCACTGGCTGGCGCAGAATTACCAGACGATGGTCAAATGCCTGCTCCAGATTCTGACAATGACACAGCTGATCTTGAAGCCGATCTTGACATTGATGCCAACCTGGAAACACCCCCAGCAGCGTTGGGTCGTGGTCGTAGATAATGCGTTTCCGTGAAATTTGTGAGTCTGCTGATGCCAGCACACAAAAATTATTGGCCTTGAGTCAATTTTTATCTGGTCGGGCCGATGATGAAAATGCTCGAAAAGAAATCAGCACAGAAGCATTTATGCAAGCGGCAAACAGTCTTGGCATTGAAGTAAATCCACAAAACTTGCCTGAATATATTGCCAAAAACCCGCTCAAAGATATTCTTGAACCGTTTGATCCAAACAGTGGTGTGATCAGATTCCGTGGCAATACCAACGGTGACACAGGCATGCCAGTTGATCAAGCCAGAGCTATTGTAGACAAAAACGCCAAAGCAGCCTTGAACCGCCGCACCTAATCCATTGACTTTGTGTCATAAGTATCATATACTTGTAAAAAATACTATAGGAAACTGACATGGCATATTCTGAAGCAGTGATTAGACATTATGAAAATCCGTCTAATGTAGGCAAAATGGACTCGTCTGATATTGATGTAGGCACAGGGCTTGTAGGAGCTCCAGCATGCGGAGACGTGTTGCGTTTACAGATCAAAGTAGAAGATGGGATTATCACAGATGCAAAGTTTAAAACGTATGGCTGTGGTTCGGCGATTGCGTCGAGTTCGCTTATCACCGAGTGGGTTAAAGGCAAAACTCTGGATCAAGCAGGAGAAATCAAGAACAGTCAGATCGCCCAGGAACTTGCGCTACCACCTGTCAAGATCCATTGTAGCATTCTTGCGGAAGATGCCATAAAGGCTGCTATAGCAGATTACAGAGAAAAGCATTGATCCACGTCACACCCAAAGCCGCAAGCAAAATTTCTACCAGTCTTGATCGTAGAGGCCACGGCATTGGTATAAGACTTGGAGTACGAACTACCGGTTGCTCAGGCTTGGCTTATGTGCTGGAGTACGTGGATGGCACAGCGGAATCTGATCTGGTGTTTGAATCAGATGGTTTTAAAATTGTAGTAGATCCCAAAGACTTTCCTATCCTGGATGAACTGCTGGTAGACTATGTTCGTGCAGGCCTTAATGAAGGCTTTGAATTTGTCAATCCTCAAGAAAAAGATCGTTGCGGTTGCGGCGAATCATTCAGAATATAAAACGTGTTTAATCCAAAATTTGATTACAAACCCATACCCAGGGAAACAGTAGACGGCCGTAGACTGTACGCCACACCAGATGGCAAAAAATTGCCCAGCGTGACCACAATACTAGAAGCTACCAAGCCTGAAGAAAAAAAGCAGGCTCTGCAAAACTGGCGTAACCGTGTGGGACATGCGCAGGCACAGGCCATCACCACAGAAGCAGCCAATCGTGGAACCAGAATGCACAAGTATCTGGAAGACTATACCAAGACCGGGCAGATTGCCGAAGCCGGTAGTAATCCTTACAGCCGACAAAGTCATGTCATGGCACAGACCGTGATTGATCATGGACTGTGTAATGTTACAGAATTTTGGGGCTATGAAGTTCCCTTGTATTTTCCAGGAATCTATGCAGGAACCACAGATGCCGCTGGGGTGCATCTCAATGAACAAAGCATCTTGGACTACAAACAGACCAACAAGCCCAAACGGCGCGACTGGATCGATGATTATTTCCTACAGTTATGCGCTTACGCCGAAGCACACAATGAAGTACATGGTACCACAATCCAAAAAGGTGTGGTTTTGATGTGCGTCAAACCTGAAATGGACGATTCCGGCAACATTGTTGGACAGCCTGAATATCAAGAATTTGTAATATCCGGTGCAGAATTTGAACAGTATCGCCAACAATGGTGGCAACGTGTAGAGCAGTATTATCTGCTAAATACACCATAGACACAAAGGACAACAAATGGCTATTGTACAGATCAGTCAGATCACCAATCGTAAAGGACTACAATCAAATCTACCGCAACTGGCCGGTGCAGAATTTGGCTGGAGCACAGACACACGTCAACTATACATAGGAAACGGCACACTGCAAGATGGTGCGCCTGTTATTGGTAATACTGAGATACTGACTGAATTTAGTGTAATTCCCGCGCCTGTGCCAGAAACTGTGACACTTATAGCAAACACTGTGTCCAGCACTACAGCTTTCTCTTTGGTGGCCAATGCTGTGGTATTTTCATACACTATCATCCGTGATACTGCTTATCGTGCAGGCACCATTACCATAGCGGCGGATGGTGCAGGTGTTTTGGCCTACAATGATGCCAACGTGCAAAACGCCACAACCGGCATTGTGTTAAGTGCCGTTACTTCTGGTTCCTTGATTGAAGTACGATATACCAGCACTGCTGGATCAACTGCTCAATTGAGCTACATTGTAACAATTTCGGCCTGATGTGGGCCAAGACCTTTGCTGGCCGGCTGGAAAGTTGGTACAGCATGCGGCAACAGTGTCACAATTTACCAGTTGAATCAGTGTTGTTGCTCATCAATTCATGGTGGTTTACAACTCCTTGGCAACCCTATTACCTTGACTGGCTTGATCAGGACTCCTGGCCTGATCCTTGGCAACTTTTGAACGACAATGTCTACTGTGATCTTGCAAGAGCACTGGGAATCCTGTATACTATAAGTTTGCTGGACCGTGCGGATTTAACGGATGCCGCCTTGGTTTTGTCACAAGATGGACATAATTTAGTCATGGTCGACAAATCAAAATATATACTTAATTGGAACCCCGATACCGTTGTAAATACCAGCCAGACAATAGAAATACATCGGCAGTTATCACAAAGCCAAATAAAACAGCAGTACAATTAAAAACGAAGGTAGCAATGACCCAAATTACA